ACATATGATGATCCGTGGTTTGTTGCTAAAGATATATGTGATATTTTAAATATATCTAATAACAGAGATGCTATATCAAAAATTCCAGAAAAATGGAAAAAAAAAGATGTCGGTTTTTCCGACGCCTTTAATAGAATACAAAAAATGACTGTTATTAATGAACCAGCAGTTTATAAAATTATTATGCGTTCAAATAAACCTATCGCTGAAAAATTTCAAGAATTTGTATGTGAAGATATTTTACCTTCTATTCGAAAGAAAGGTATATATGAAATTAAAGACAAAAGTAAAATGATTTTGCAGAGACCTGTTCGTAAATTGCTTGATTTATCTGAAATTGATATCGAAGCTGAAGAATTAGAAATGAAACATGATTGGTCGTTATATACCAATAAATGTGTTTTATATATTGCTTATATCGGTAAATCTTTAGTCAAAGTTGGTTATTCTGATTGTAATATTCATCAACGTGAGAAAAAACATACAAGTTGCGAAAGTCAATACGAACAGTTTAGAATGATTAAAGCATTTGAAATTTCTGGAGAACCTGTAGAAAAGAAAATTAAAGAACTTTTGAGTATTTATAATATTAAGTTCCATAATCAATCTGAAATATTTAAAATTCCGACAACTTTAACTCATTTTATTGGTGTAGTTGAAAATTTAATAAAAGATAATGATTTACGATTGCAATTAGATAAAGCGAATGCACGAATTAAAGAACTTGAAATGGAAAATTTAAATTTACGTATGAAATAATGGAGTGGTATTAGCGTGGCGGTGATTTTTATCAACTATCATTTTGTGGTGTATTTATCCAATAGTTTGGATACTCGCTGAAGAAGAAATTATTAGTATTGATGCAGAAAATTCTATTATACCAATGATAGATGTTTGGGCAAAAGCATCGTTTTGCTATCTATCTTTAAGAGAAAATGGCGTTAATACATGGCTAGATAAATTCATTTCTCAAATGAATTTTTTGATGAAAAAAACTAAGGTTTAGTAACATTTAATTATATATTATAGATTACACTTTCAGATTATCGTGAAATGAATCACGGGAGTAATCAAATACATAAACTCTCATTGGAACAACAATGCTTTCTCTTAAAAAAGACATCCGATTGATTGTATTTGAACACCGTCGAGATGAACAATAACCACCGTACATACAATTTGTGCCTTCTCCACAGCAAATACAATGGTACTTAAAACACTCAATGCATTCTTTTGAGTTAGGATAACAATCATCACCAAGAGTTCTGTGAGAATACCTAGACATTGTTAAACCTGGAGATGGAGGAGGTTCCTTATTCATCTTTTTTGGATAATAAACACTATTGTATTTATCCTCGTCGACAACAATCCAATCAATGTGTCTTATTTTATTCAAACAAGATCCCATTTTGTGTTTATGATAGTCGATTTCAGTCCATCCTTTTTTCTCAATCTCTCTAAGAACTGCATTGAAAGAGATCTTGTGAATGTATTTATATCCGCAAAATTTATCCTGCATTTTTCTGAATTCAGATGACACACCCGATGATGGTCTGAAAATGCTTTCACAAATAGAGTCAATCATCATAGTTTGGTATTTCTTCATAAGTGTGTGATTATGTATTATAAAAATGCAGAAAAAAATCAATTTTTTCTAATATAGAAAAAATTGATTTTTTTCTGCATTTTTTTAGGTTAAGTTCAAATTGCTGTTGAAATGTCTTCCGCTTATGAAATTGACATTGACGAATTGAAAGAAAAACTTCTAATCGCGAAAAAAAGACTTGAAGATTATGAAGATGAAGTTGTATTAGAACGACTTGTCCTCATAAAAAAAATTCAAGAACAAAAAAAACTATGCGGTAGCGAATGTCTTAGAGAGCTTAACAAACACTTAGAAATTTGTAACGGAGGATACGAGAAAGATCACCCAAATTACAGAAGACCTTATTACAAGTGTGAAATGAGATCGGTTTGTTATGAATGTAAGAAAAGTGAAAACATTGAGAATAATGGAAGATGTTCTCATTTTTATGAGATTGAACATCTTGAGAAAGAATTGGAAAATATTAAATATCACAAGGACGAATTGGAAGACCAAATTATTAATTTGGAAGTTGACTACGAAAGAAAATTAGCCATAAAAGAAGGGAGATATGAACAATATATGGAGGATTTAGATGACTATTTCAATTGAATGTAGAATATGATATATAAGACTTTTTTCAAACGCATTTATAGAAATTTCATTTACATTTATAAATGAAATTATTAATAGACAGAACAGATTACGATGAAACCATACAACTCGCAAAGAATATAAATCAACCATATCAAAAACCTGTCATTTTTCACTGTTATTGGAATGGGATATTGAACGAAAAACATGTGTATTCAATTAAATCTTGTAAATATTTTCATGATAGACACAAAATCATATTGTGGTTAGAAAATAATATACCGAATCAATACAATGAAGAAATAAAAAAGTATGCTGAAATCAAACATTTTTCATATAACGATGAGAAAAAGGAAATACTAGAAGACTATAATCGTAATTACAACAAATCAACTATCACATTCTATTCTGATGTAGTTAGAACTCTTCTTTTATATAATTACGGTGGGTGCTGGTTTGATTTAGATATTTTTTTCCTAAGAAGTTTTGACCCTATCTTTTTTAATTATGAAGACGAGATATGCGTTTATCAATGGGAAAACCAGAATTATCCAAACAATGCGATATATATATCTTTACATCCGAAATCTATGAAAATGAAAAGGAACATTGAATTTATCAGAAATCGTAATCGCGGATTCGGTTTTAGCGAAGCGGAATTGACATATGATTTACCGCTTGATATGCTAGTTTTGCCTTGTAGCTGGTTTGATGGTGACTGGATACAAAATCCATATAATATTGGAACCGAACGATTTTTTGAACAAACTGAAAAAAAATATGACTTTAGTAACTTTTTCAAGGGGTCATTCTGTTATCATTGGCACAACAAGTGGGATAAGATTCCCGACTTGCTAAATTCTAAAATTCAATGGACACATCTAGTTTAATTTTATATTTGTGAATGAAATATAAAACTCGAAAAAAGTAAAAATAAACTGTAAAATAGGTTCTTTACAATACAGGGAATCCAAGCGCCATTTTCAGTATAAAATAGAACAATACATAAAAATGAAATACCTCAATTTTCAAAGAGGATTAGACTATATCTTAAGAATTTTTTATAAATCCCAACTACCATTTAGTCGTTGAACCTTCTCCATATCAAAAATGACTTAGGAGCTTGGATGCGGATTGCCCAATTTTCTAATGTTTTTACTATGCCCACGCTGTTATGCTTGGTTCCAATAGGTATATTTCTATCCTATGGTAGTAATTAGAAACTCTAAGGGGTTTCCCGCAGTTTGATAGTTTTGCCTACGATATTTCCATAGACTAGCCAGTTATATACAAAGATTTAACATAAAATCTCTGGTGATAATTTACACTGTTTTCCTACAAAAGAATTATCACATCTTTTGTAGCAGCTGACTGTTGGAGGCACGCTTGGCAGTTTACCTCCAGAAACTCTGATGATGTTGTTGTTAATGCATGTTACTACGAATTCAAAGGTTTGACTTTCGTGGTATCCAGAACCAGTAGCTCCATTACCAGCAGCAGCAAGTACTGCTCTCGGAGATGCTTCAGGGACGATGCTGACATTGGTCAATTTACCGTAATTTGTTGATCCCATCGGATCCAAAGCCATGAAATCAAGGGAATATGAGTAGGAATGGAATCCGATGATATCAGGGATGGTAGGAGCGTGATACCAAGGGTTAATGAGAGAGAAGTAGTCAGAACCCATTTGAGTAAGTCTGTTAGTATTTTCATAGATAAGAGAAGTTTGAACAATAGGATCAGCAGCAAGGTCAGGGAAGAAAGTGATGAGAGGACCAGAACCACTTGCAGCAACAGTAGGAGATGAGGTGGAATAAATGGACCATTCAGATTTACAGGAGGTATTTCTGACAGCGAAGAACAAAACCTTGATAGCATGAGAGAATCTGATATCGAAGCTTTGAGAAGTAGAAGTACCAGGACTGAAGGTATAACGCGGCGCAGTTTGCACCTGTTCGACCAAAATATCCCTAGGTGCACAAGCCATTCTCTTTCTTTCGTCGTTAGAAACAATTGCGTAATTCGCCCACACTTGAGCAGTCAAAGAAGGAGCACCTTGAACCAAGTCAGTTGCAGTAACTGGAACGCTGTTGGTTTCCTCATCATCATAACTCAAAATCAAAAGATCAGTAAAATCTCTGAAAGAAAAGTTAATTCTCATTTCATTGTAAGGAAGAGCAGCAGTAGGAAGAGCTACACCAGAATCTCTTCCATAGAAAAAGGGAAGAGGAAGATTGAGGGTGTACGAAGGAATTGCAGTACCACCCACGTGAGGATCAGTTAGATCACTAACGTTACCAACCATGTTATCATAACCATTTCTCTTGCTTGCAGGAACAGTAAAAGCAGCCCAGAAATCAAGATGGTAGTTATCAAATCTAGCAGCAACCAAATCATTAAAGGTTATGCTACATTCCTTAATGATATTGTGCATCAAGTTTCTTGTCCATCTAAGAGATCTAGCAACACCAACAGTACCACTATTTGCAGCTGAAGCAGAGGTTAAAGTGACAACAGGAGTTGTCAATCTCAACCAGGTTTGAAGTAAATAATCACCAGCACGAGAGATGCTAACAGACCAATCTTGGGCAAATCCAGGACTTCCAGAAGCCTTGGAAAGAACCACGGGCACCTGTGTAAACCAGGTACTTTTACGAGTTTCGCGGACAAAGTACGCAGTGGCATCAGGGCCACCATACATATACTTCTCAATCTCGTCGAAAGTAGCGAGATCGATAAATCCAGAAGTTACATTTGAAGAAGCAGACATTTTTTTTATTATAGTAAAGATATTTTTTTACAATTTTTTAAAAATTACGTGCTAGAATACGATTTATTGATATATAATTATATACTTTTTTTGACACTTTTATTAGGTATTTAAAAGGTTTTATTGTCAAAGGTGATATTAAGTCTAAAATATGATTTATTAATGAAAAGATTTAAAGTAGTTTTATATTTAATCAAAATTTTAAATAAATTCTTTTATATTCAAGCTGAAAACAATCATTTAAATATGAAGAATGTAAATATTGAACTTCAATTCTGAAGTGCCTTAATAAAGACATGTAGCTTACATTGATTATAAATATGTGACCTAACTTTTATCGTATCATCTAAAAAAATCGAGTGTTAAGGTAGTAGATTTTTATCGATTTTATCAGTAAGGTTTGATTTAAAAGGAGACGAATCCGATTCACCCCCCCTTTTATAAAGAATTTGCTTAGTTTTTTCTAAATAATGATTTAAAGACTTAGAAATATCTAAATAGATATGACAACTTTAATTAATTCAATCGACAAAACTATTTGTTTCAATGATGAAACAATACGTGTTGTAGGTACATATGATAAACCATTATTTGTAGCATCTGATATATGTAAAGTGTTAGGTATATCAAATGTAACAGATACATTAAAAAGTTTACCTGATAAATGGAGACAATTATGTGACCTAGATAATTCCGAGACCACATCATCTGAAAAAAAAGCTAGAAAAACTCAAACAATGAATTGTATAACAGAATCAGGAGTATATAGAATAATAATGAGATCAAACAAACCAATAGCTCAAAAGTTTCAAGAAGTAGTATGTGAAGAGATTTTACCATCAATTAGAAAAACAGGTGAATTTAAATTACAAAAGATGTTGGAAGAAAAAGAGCAAGAGAAACAAATATTAGAAAATGAAAATAGAAGAATAAAATTAGAAAAAGAAGAAATCCATTGTTTAAATGTTAAATCTAACGAAAAACTATTGGTAATAGAAGAATATAATAAAAAAAATATATGCAATATTCTAATTGAAAGTTATGATAACAAAAATATCGTTTATGTTGGATATATAGGTAAAATAAATGGTGTTGATAGTTATAAGTTTGGTTCAACTAAGAAAATATCAAAAAGAGTACAAAATCATCTTAAAACGTATGAAAAGTTTGAATTATTATTTTGTATTGAATGTGAAAAACATGTCGATTTAGAACAATGTTTGAAAGAATCAAAAGAAATAAAAAAAATAAGATTTTCATATCCATTTTTTGTAGAAAATAAAAAAGAAAAAACAAATGTAACTGAACTTTTACGTTTTGATGATGAATTTCAATTGGATGATTTGAAAAAATTATTGATAAAATTGAAAAATGATGTTGAGATGTCTTGTGAACTTCGTTTAGAAATAGAAAAAACTGAACAAAGGAGATTGGATGCCGAAATAATACAATATCAAGAACAAACAAAACAAAAACAAATGGAACTTGAAGAGCAAACAAAACAAAAACAAATGGAACTTGAAGAGCAAACAAAACAAAAACAAATAGAACTTGAAATTTTACGTCTTAAACTTAAACATCCAAATGAAGTAAAAACGATTGATCAAACAAATATGAATGAAGAAATCAATAAAATTGAAGAGATGTATATGACACAAATGGAATCTGAAAGAGAAATAATTCGTAATATTCAAGAATTAAACGATAAAATAATTGAAGAAAAAATCGAAAATAGAATAATAGATTCATTTGATATTAATATATTTTCAAATATATATCATCCTATAAATGTAACATATAAAGATAGAAATACATATTTATACATTGCTGAAATCAACGATAAAATTTATATAAATGTAAATTCTATATCTGAGAAATCTTATCCTTTAGATAAATGGAAGCGGGGAGCTGAAATTAAAAGAAAAATTCTTGAATATAATTTTAAACTAGAAAACGAAAAAATACTGTCAATTTATTCACATAAAAACAAAGGAACTTGGATACTATTTGATTGCTTTTGTAGAGATTATTTTAATTGGTATGGATCTGTTTACAATAAAGTAAACAATAATACTGATTATTTAAGTTTTGGAACATTTCTTGAATCTGAATTAAAAAATATAATAAAAGAATACGATTTATCAACAGATAAATATTTTCTTCGTATAAAAAGAGATACTTGTATGTTTAAAGTTCGTGCAAATCGAGATAATAATTTTATAATAATTACAGATTTATTTGATTGTAATAATCGTGATATTAGATCGTTTAATAAAAGTTCAGAAAGAAAAAAGTATTTTTGTGAAAATCCTGAAACTCATTATTTAAGTGATAATAAAATAACGGATGAGTTTGGTATGAAAGTTACTATTGTTCATCCTAAATTGGCTATAGTAATAACAAATTGGATTTACAAAAATAATGACTGTGATGAAAAAGATCAAATTTTAAATTTTATAAAATATTTCGTAGATAAAGTATAATTTAATGATGTGTAGTCTGATGATACTTAATTTTATTACTTCAAATCGTAATAAAATTAAAAATGAATATTATAAAGAATCAACAAAAAATTGATTTTTTTTACATTTTGTGTGAGTTAAAAGCATAACTAACATCTGAAAATGTCAACCTTTAACGATAACCAAATAAACAATGAAATGTATCGTCAACAATTTTGGTCTCTTCGTCAAAATCCTTACGCGAATACAAACCAAAGACAAATGCGTGAACTTATTATTTCACAGAATATAGTTACTTGCCCTTTTGGGCATTTAAATATACAACGAGACAATGTTGTTAATGGTGTTTATAACGAGAAACAATCACGCTCACAAGATCGTAAATTTATTGAAAATATGAATATCGGTGATATTATTTTGATTCCATTTATAGGATTAAGAGAGTGTATTCTAGCAAGAATAGTTTCAGAACCAATATATGGTATTGATACAGAACTATTTACAAGTGTACATAATGGTAAAATTCAAATATCACATGATGGTGATACACCTTTTAGACCTGTTGGAAGAAAAATACAAATTATTCGTAATGATGTCGTATTTAATGATAAACGAGTTTTACCAAGAACATCTTTATGTCGTATAAACTCAAATATTTTACCAAATTAAATAGTATATCAAAATATGTGTTTAGTGATTAAGTGTTATATATTTTTAATTAAATGTAAAATCATTTTTCATTATATTTCAAAAAATTTCTCAACGTCTTCAAGTTTACCTACAGAAAGTTGAGAATTTTGATTAAATTTGTTTATATCTATTAAAGCATTAATTTCTTTCAATACATTTCTTAGTTTAATATCTTTTCCTGAAAACTTTTTCTTATTATCTGCTGTTGTTACTAAATGATTATTCAAAAATTTTAAAAAACAATATGTAAATGCTCCCTGATATGTACTTTCTACATACGCATC